GTAGTTTCGCGACCCGCGGTCAAGGGCTTCGCAATAAGATTTTCAAAGGTTGCGAAGCCTTTGTTAGAATGGGGTGGGCCAGCGAGTTACAGCTCCTGACCCGTGACCACCAGAAGTGCCTGATGATGGAACAACCCTACAGCTTTGACGCAACAAAAAACCACCTAGGACAAGTCTGCAAGAATGGCCATTACTGGCAGGACACCGACCTTTGCCTGCGCCGGCTGAAAGACAACCTCTGCGTTCAATGCCTGAAAGATAAAAGGAGGCGACATTACATCTCACACCGAGACGAAGTGATCGCCAGGATCAGACAATACCAATGCGAAAACCGTGATTTATATCGCGAACGAAGTAAGCATTACATGAGAACTAGACGAGCGAAGCTGATGGCGTCTGGTCTTACAGGTAATGGATTGCCTAGAAAAGGTGAAATAAATAGGCTCATGGCTGCGATTAAAAACGCCGGCCGTTGCCCATCAGTGCCAGAACTGGTCATGAGAGAGCAGCGTCGATACTGGGCTTCTAATCCAGAAGCAAAGAGGGATCATTGTCGCCGATGGTCGCAACTGTCATGGTGGTTGAAATACGCAACAGATCCGCGCCTAAGGTTTTATCACAGGCAAAAGAGCAAAAGGCGAAAGGCCACAGCCCGTGGAAATACTGCTGTCATAATTAAACCCCAAGCGATCATAACTCGCTTTAACGACTTCGAGAACGCCTGCGCATATTGCGGATCTTCCTTTAACTTGCAATTGGAGCACATTGTAGCTATTAGCGCTGGCGGGGCGCACGACATCTCAAACATTGTCCCTGCCTGTCATTCTTGCAATTCCAGCAAGCATGCTAGTCCCATGGAATCCTGGTACCGAGATCAGCCATTTTTTTGTGAGCTGCGGCTGCGGCGGATTCAGCGGGTCATGGCCGTTCCTCTCTGCACCCAGCTCGCTTTGGACTGTGCCTGACTTGCAACCTCTGCCGCAACTGCTGGTAGCGTGGTTGCAATGGCCACACCAATCGACAGCACCAAGGCGGCGGCACTGATCGTCGAGCAGACAGGGCGGCGCTGCAGCCGGCAGAACCTGGAGAAGCTCTGCCGGACTGGCGCCATGCAAGGCAGCCCGGCAATTCTTCAGTCCTGCCCGTTCAGGTTTGATGCCGACACGATCGTCAGTGAGTACATGGCCAGGACTGACGTCCGTCAGACAGCATCTCATCGGCCCGCGCCACCACGGCGGTCGCTGGATCCCGAATCCGATCGCGACACGGTCCCGAACTACAACGAGGAACGCGCCCGCCGAGAGCGCGAGGTCCGCATCATGGCCCAGATGGACCGCCGTCAACGAGAGGGCGAACTGCTGGAACGTGCCGAGGTCGAACGTGCGTGGTCGCAATCCGTGACGATCGCCAAGACGGCGCTGCTGGGCGTGCCATCGAGGGCGAAGGAGCGCATCCCGCACCTGACCCTGGACGAGATCGAGACGCTGACCGAGCTGATCCGCTCAGCGCTGGAGGAGGTCGCCAATGCAGCCGCCGAGTGATGCGCTGCTGTGCAATGCGCTGGACCTGTGGCGACCACCGCAGCGCCTGCAGCTGAGCGAGTGGGCAGACCGCTACGCCAGGCTCAGCGCTGAGTCGGCTGCGGCAGCCGGGAGGTGGAGGACGATCCCGTACCAGCGCGAGATCATGGATGCTTTCACTGATCCACGGATTGACATGGTCGTGGTTCAGAAGTCCGCCAGGGTCGGATACACGAAGATCCTCAACAATCTCATCGGCTATCACATCCATCAGGACCCCTGCCCGATCATGGTGGTTCAACCCACGGTCGAGGACGCCGAGGGCTACAGCAAGGACGAGATCGCGCCGATGGTGCGGGACACCCCGGAATTGCGAGCGCTGGTGAGCGATCCAAAGGCCAAGGACGGCAGCAACACGATCCTGGCGAAGCAGTACCCGGGTGGAACCCTGCAGATGGTCGGCGCCAACTCGGCGCGAGGATTCCGGCGCGTCAGCAGGCGGATCGTCCTCTTTGACGAGCCCGATGGTTACCCGCCGAGCACGCCGGAGGGCGATCAGATCAAGCTGGGCATGAAGCGGGCGGAATACTACTGGAATCGCAAGATCGGCATGGGATCAACCCCAACGATCAAGGGATTCAGTCGGATTGAATCCTGGTTCCTGAAGACAGATCAGCGCCGATACTTTGTGCCGTGCCCTGATTGCGGCCACATGCAGTATCTGCGCTGGCAGCAGTTCGTTGGATTCAAGGAAGGCCAGCCCGAGAACACGCGCTACAAGTGCGAATCCTGCGACTCTCTGATCGACCACGTGCACAAGGCCCGGATGGTTGAGCGTGGCGAGTGGCGGCCCACGGCCACGTCATCGCGGCCGGGGCTGGTTGGGTTTCACATCTGGGCGGCCTACAGCTACAGCCCAAATGCGGCGTGGTCCGATCTGGCCCGTGAGTTCCTGGAGGTGAAGGGCAGCAAGATCCAGCTGCAGACGTTCGTCAACACCACTCTGGGCGAGACGTTTGAGGAGGACTACGCCAATGCGGTCAGCGCCGATGGGCTGATGGCCAGGCGCGAGGCCTATGAGCCGGGCATGGTGCCTGACGGCGTGCTGGTGCTGACCATGGGCGTGGACGTGCAGGACGACCGGCTGGCCCTGGCGGTCTGGGGATGGGGCGTCGGTGAATCGGCGTCGCTGATCTGGCAGGCGGAGATCAGTGGTGCTGCGACGGCGCCGGAGGTGTGGGAGCAGCTCGACACCGTGCGCCGGGCCGAGTGGTGCCGGTCTGATGGCATTGTCGTGCCGATGGTCCTATGTGGCGTGGACAGTGGCGACAACACCCATGAGGTCTATCGCTATGTGCGTGAGCGATCAACCGAACCGGTGGTGGCAATCAAGGGCAGCTCAACCCGTGGCAAGCCGGTCATCGGCAAGGGCAGCAAGCAGGACGTCAGCGCAGCCGGGAGGATCGTCAAGCGCGGTGTCACGCTGTACCTGATCGGCACCGACACGGCCAAGACGACACTGATGGGCCGGCTGCGGCATCAGACGGAAGGGCCCGGGTCATTCCGGTTCGGCATGGCGGCAGACGAGCGGTTTTTCCAGCAGTTGACAGCAGAGAAGCAACGCGTGCGCCATGACCGGCAGGGTGCCGCGATCCGCGAATGGTTCTGCCCCAAGGGCGTCAGGAATGAGCAGACGGACTGCCTGGTCTACGCCTACGCAATGCTGCAGCTCCACCGGCGCCGGTACAACACGGCGACGTACTGGGATCAGATGGCCGAACGGCTGCGACCGCTGGACCAGCCCCCACCACCCCCCGAGGCCCCGACCGGCACGGCGCCGCTAGAGTCACGGCAGCCCCGACGCCGTGGCGGGTTCGTTCAGAACTGGTGATGAGCCCGTCGTTCCCCGATCAGATCCGGCCAGGCGACACGGTGATCTGGCGCACCGATGAGACCACGACCCCAACCCTGGACCCGATCCGCAGCACCGGCGGCTGGGCCCTGAACACCTACGTCCGGTTCCCCGTGGCGACCGGTGCGACCCAGGCCACGGGCGCGACCTACGGCAGCGGGTGGGAATCGACCTTGAGCGCCGGGATCACGGCATTGTTCCCAACGGGTCAGCGCGGCAGCTGGCAGAGTGTGGCGACCCTCGGCGCTGTGGCCTACACCATCGCCAGCGGGTCGTTCGAGGTGCTGGCGAACCTGACGGCCGCCGGAGCGGTTGATGCACGAAGCCAGGCCCGCCAGGACCTGGATGCCTGCCAGGCCGCGATCCGTGCGGTGATCGCTGGGGGAGGAGCGCAGGAGTACCGGATCGGCACGCGGATGGTGAAGCGCTACGACTTGTCGGAATTGCTGCAGCTCGAAGGCCAGCTGAAGGCTGATGTGGCGCGAGAGGAGGCAGCTGAAGCGGTTGCCAATGGCAAGGGCAACCCGTTCAACCTGTTCGTGAGGTTCAGCTGATGGGGATCTGGGGCAGGCTGCTGAGGGCGACCGGATGGGAGTGGGAGCCGCCGGCGCCGGCCCTGCGGCCACGTCGACGCGGTTATGAGGGGGCCGTGGCAGACCGGCTGACCGCCGACTGGTTGACCAGCGGCACGAGCGCCGACGCCGAGATCCAGGGCAGCCTGCCGCGGCTGCGAAACCGGGCCCGGTCGATGGGCCGAGACACGCCCTACGTCCCGCAGCTGAAGCGGCTGTGCCGGGACAACATCGTGGGCCCGGCGGGGATCCAGCTGCAGATGCAGGTCCAACGCCTGCGTGGCGGCGGGCTGGACGAGGCAGCCAACAGCATGATCGAACGCGCCTGGCGCCGCTGGGGCCGGCAGGACAGCTGCGACGTGGCCGGGCTGCGGTCGTTCCTGGACTTTGAGTGGATGGCGGCGATGGAGCCTGTCGACTCCGGGGAGCTGCTGATCCGAATCGTTCGCAGGGCATTCGGCGCGACGAATCGCATCCCGCTGGCCCTTGAGATGATCGAGTCCGACCAGCTGGACCTGAACTACGTCGGGCCGCTGAAGGCCGCCGGGAATCGCTGGCGGATGGGGATCGAGATTGACGAGTGGGGCCGCCCGCAGACCTACGCGATCCTGACATCACATCCTGGCGATTACCTGACGAGCGGGAACAACCCTGGGCAGCGCCGTGTTGAGCGAGTGCCGGCGGCCGACATGATCCACATCTTTTTCCCCACCCGCGCCGGGCAGACCCGTGGGGTGCCATTGGTGGCGCCAGTGATGTCCGATGCTCACCAGCTCGACGGTTACGAGAAGGCCGCGACGATCCGTGCCAGGGCGGCGGCGTCTCAGATGGGATTTATCACCAATGGGGAGGGCGAGTTGACCGGCGACGGGGTGGTGGATGGCGAGCGCGTGACCGACTTTGAGCCGGGCGTCTTCAAGTATCTGCGGCCGGGTGAATCGGTCGAGATCCCGCAGATGAACGCGCCGGACTCTCAGTTGGAGATGTTTGTCCGACAGAAGACCAGGCGCATGGCGGCAGGCACCGGCGTGAGCTATGCGAGCCTGACCCGCGATGCCAGCCAGGCGAGCTACAGCAGCCAGCGGCAGGAGTATTTGCAGGATCAGGACGCCTGGGCGGTGCTGCAGACCCAGCTGATCCAGCGGCTACACGAGAGGGTGTTCCGTGAGTGGCTGCCGCTGGCGGTCCTGGCTGGCGCGGTGCCCCTGGCGGACTTCGAGCTGCGGCCGGATCGCTATCTGGACGCGGCGCAATGGCAGCCCCGCGGCTGGGCCTGGGTTGACCCGAAGAAGGAGGCCGAGGCCAACGTCATCAGCGAGGGGGCCGGCTACACCAGCAAGATCCGGATCTGCACAGCCCTCGGCACGACCTACGAGCAGGTCCTGAAGGACAAGCAGGCCGAACAGCAACTGGAGAGCCAGTATGGGATCACGGTCACGTTGCCGGAGCTGACGCAGCAGGGAGGCCCTCAGGATGGCTGAGCTGATCCCGACGGCAGGGATGCGAGAGGAGGCGCAACGGTACCGCGACTGGAAGGCCGAGGGTCACAGGGGAGGGACAGCAGTAGCAGCCCGCAGGGCCACGCAGATCCTGTCCGGCGATGCACTATCTGAGCAGACCGTGATCGTCATGGCGGCATGGTTCGCCAGGCATGAGGTCGACAAGCGCGCGGAGGGGTTCCGGCCCGGAGAAGAGGGCTACCCAAGCCCTGGGCGAGTGGCGTGGGCGGCATGGGGTGGCGATGACGGCCAGCAGTGGGCCACTGCGCGCGCCGATAGCATCAAGGCGGACCGATCAATGCCAGCGATGCCGGAAACCGAGGCCAGGCCATACCCGAACGAGCACGCGGCGCGACTGATTGATCCGGGGGAGTTTGACCGATTCCGGCGGGAGAATGGCGCCGGCGGCGAGGGCGTGGATTTCATCTATGGCATCAAGGCGGGCGAGCCGGTGCGGCTGCAGGCGATCCGATTCGACGCCGAGCGGTTCACGCCAGAACAGGCCAAAACCTGGCTCAGCGACCACAACCATGAGGCGATCCTGTTTGAGGAGGCGACGGGAGAGAAGTCCCGCGATCTGACGCCTGACATGACTGTGGCGCAGGGGATGCTCTACGAAGCTCTGGAGGAGATCACCGACGAGGTGGGCAAGTTCAGCCAGGTTGATGCCCACTACATGCCGGAGAGCCCGTTCGTTGGGCAGGGGATGGCGTGCAGCAACTGCGCCTTCTACCAGGGCCCGGCGGCGTGCGAGATCGTTGAGGGCGAGATCCTGCCCGGGGCGCTGTGCAAGTTTTGGATCATCCCTGCCAGCAAGCTGGTCCAGTCCGCTCCCGAGCCCCGGACGCTGACCGGCGCAGAGCTGCAGCAGCGTTACAAGGGAGAGCTTCAGCAGACCCGTGAGATGGCGATGGACGCAGCGCCGACCGCGACCGATGAGGGCGTGCGGTTCACGTTCAGCAGTGAGGAGCCGGTCGACCGATGGTTCGGCCGCGAGGTGCTGAGCCATGCCCCTGGCGCTGCCGATCTGAGCCGGCTGCAGACGGGGGCGGCGCATCTGTGGAACCACAACCGCGATGTGGTGCTGGGGGTGGTGACGAGCGCCGAGATCGGTGCCGACCGGATGGGAGTGGTGACGACCCGCTGGAGCCCGAACACCGAGATCGCTGGGTCAGAGGAGGCCCGCCGCCGCGCCGACATCGAAGCTGGCATCACGCGGAAGGTGAGCTTCGCCTACGAGATCCGCGAGGCCGTCGACATGGGCGAGGGAGTGGTGCTGATCACGAAGTGGTCACCGTTGGAGGTGAGCACCGTGAGCATCCCGGCGGATAACACCGTCGGCCACGATGCGCCGCGATCGAGGGCAGCAGATGAACCGGCACAGCGGGCCCCACAAAACGACCTCGCTACGCTTGAGCGGAACACATCGGCCCCGCCCGAGATCATGACCGTTGAGACCGTCAACGATGCCGCCTCGGCCGCGCAGGCCGAGCGTGAGCGCTTTCAGAGCCTGACCAATCTTTGCCGTCAGCATCAAATGCCCGAGGGCATGGCTGGCGACCTGTTCTTTGCCGGTGCCACCCTTGACCAGGCCCGTGAGCAGGTGCTGGACAAGGTCGGCAAGCGCTCCCGTGAGCTGCAGCCCGGTGGGTTGCATGTGGAGCCTGACGCCCTGCTGGGCATGGACCGCAAGGATCTGCAGCGCTACTCCATCGTCAAGCTGCTGCGCTACCTGGCTGACCCCAGCAATGCCTCGGCCCGCGACGCCGCTGGATTCGAGCTGGAGCTGAGCCGCGCTGTTGAGCAGAAGGAGGGCCGCAGCGCCAACGGCGCCCTGGTCCCGTTCGACTGGATGGTGCACAGCCGCGCGAACGTCGGCACGTTCTCCGCCGGTGGCGCCCTGGTCGGCACCGAGCTGCTGGCCGGATCGTTCATTGATCTGCTGCGGAACCAGTCGGCCCTGCTGCAGTCGGGGATCACCACCCTGACCGGCCTGACCGGCAACGTTGACATCCCGCGGAAGACCGCCGCCAGCCAGCACTACTGGGTCGGCGAGGATGTGGACGTCACCGCATCCGATGCCACGTTCGGCCTGATCTCCAGCACCCCCAAGACGATCGGCGTCCGGGTGCCGGTGTCCCGCCGGGGCCTGATTCAGACCACCCCGGATATCGACACCCTGATCCGGTCGGACATGGCCGAGAGCCTGGCGCTGGGCCTTGACAGCTCCGGACTCTACGGCAGCGGATCCAGCGGTCAGCCCCTGGGCCTGACCAACGTCACCGGCATCGGCTCGGTGACTCTGGGCGGCGGCGCATCCCTGGTGTATCCCGCCACTCTCGGCGGTGGCACCCACGACTCCGGCGACTGGGCGGACTACATCCAGCTGCTGGGTACTTGCCTGGCGGCGAACGTGACGCCGACCAACTTCCGCTACATCATGAACTCGCAGACCATGGTCGGCGGCATGATCACCCTGCGAGCCAGCGCCGCCGGGGCGGATTACATCATCAACGACGCCGGCAACATCGGCCGTTATCCGGCTCAGATGAGCAACCAGGTACAGACGAACGATGTCTTCGCCGGTGTGTTCTCCGACATGGTCCTGGCAACCTGGAGCGGCCTCGACATCGTGGTCGACCCCTATACCCAGTCAGCAAAGGGTCAAGTGATCTACACCGTGATGCAGGACATCGACTGGGTCTGCCGTCGTGCTGCCAGCTTCGCCCGGGGGACCTGATGGCGTGGGTCATCCTGCTGACGGATTGCTACATCTCGGGCCAGCCGCACCAGGCCGGCCCGGACCCGATTCAGGTCACCGGGCCTGATGCGAAGCTGCTGATCAGTCAGCGGCTGGCCATTCCGGCGGCAGCGCCGGAACCCGCAGCCCCTGCGGTCTGCAAACCCCGAACCACTAAGCCCCCGACCGACAAATGACTATTCAGAACCTCGGCGGCAAAACGACCGCCTTCCAGCTGCACTCCAACAAGGTGGTCAGCGCCACCGGTGCCGGCACCGATGCTGCATCTGCCGCGCTGACCGCTGATCTGTTGGCCTATGAGGGTGACGTCACGTTTAGCATCGACCACGCTGCCGCCGGATCTGGCGTCACTCTGACCGCGAAGATCCAGCACAGCGACACCACCACCGCGGGTGATTTCGTTGACGTGACCGGTGGCGGCTTCACTGCTGCTGCGGCCAACACTGCCGGATTCGCCACGCTGACCCTGAACAGCGACATCCTGCGCCGTTATGTGCGAGTGCTGTTCACCGTGACTGGGGGCAGCGGCACCGGTGCTGCCAGCGTGATGGGGCGAGGCTCCGCCAAGTATCTGTGATCGACGCAGACCTGGATCTGTTCTTCAGCTTCGGCGCCAGCAGTGTGACTGCCGGCGCCGTTTCTGGCTTGGGGCTGCTGATGATGCCCGGCGAGATCATTGCGGACGGGATGGTGATGAGCACCGACTACGAGCTGACGGTCAAGACGAGCGACTTCGGCAACCTGGAATACGGGGCTGGCATCGTCGTTGATGCTGTGCCCTACACCGTCCGGAATGTCAAGCCGATTGACGACGGTCGACTGAGCATCGTGCAGATGCAGGCCACGGTGGCGCCGCAGGTGCTGCCGGCGGGCCCGGCGGTGCTCGAGGGTGATGGCGTCAACACCGATAGCGAGGTGGTGATGGACGGCGGTACGGCCAGCACGCAGTACATCTACGACAACATCCTGGACGGGGGCGAGTCATGAGCGAACGGATCACCAGGCTGAAGATGCGCGGCGACACAGCAGCGGCATGGACCGCGGCGAATCCGGTCCTGCTGGCCCGCGAGCTAGGCATTGAGACCGATACCCGGCGATTGAAGGTTGGCGATGGGACGACGGCGTGGACGGCCCTGCAGTATATCAGCGGCTCTGGTGGTGCGACTGACCTGTCGTACGACGCTGCAACACGGTTGCTGTCCAGCTCGACAGGTCAAGACGTGACCTTGCCGCTTGCGACAACATCAACAGCTGGATTGTCGTCTGCTGCAGATAAGCAGCTGATTTCTGCGATGCAGGCGCGGCTCGATTCTTTCAGAAATGCAAGAACATTCTATGTAGAAAAGACAGGCAATGATGGAAACAATGGGACAAGTGCCGGAGAGCCATTTTTAACGATTGGCGCTGCGTTATCTGCGGCAAATGCCTACATGACGGCGAACCCAAACGAACGAGCAAAAATCCTAGTCGGGTTGGGCACTTATGTCGAAGCATCATTGCCGTTAAGATTTAAGCCGCGAATCCTGATGCAGGGCCAGCAGCAACGCGGAACGATTTTGCGACCATCGACTGGTCAAGAGCTAAATGCCATGGTGGCGCTTGACTCTGGGTGCATGGTGTCTGACATAACGTTTGCTGGCCATCAAGCGACTGGAACCAGCCCGACGGACAGCACTGTTGGCACGCGCGCATGGGCAGTGACATTCAACGATCAGGCTAATGCTGGCGCTGGAGTGTATCTGACAGCAAGCCCGTACGTGAAGGACTGCCTGAGTCTGACAGCGGAAGACGATGAAGGTGTTGCAGGCAGCGTAAGCGTGGGGGACTGCGGTGGGGGCGTAGAAATTGACGGAGCGAAGTGTGCGAGCAATAGCCCAATCCGCAGCATGGTGGTGTATGGGTTCACGCAGCAGAACTTGGGCGGGCCTGGAGCTGTAGTCAAGAATGACGCGTACTGCGAGTTTGTCAGTTTCTTTGGATTGTTTGGCACTTGGCATATCCGATGCGAGAGCGGAGGTCAGGCAACATCAAGTGGCGGCGGCTGTAGTGAGTTTGGCTTGTACGGATTGGTGGCAGATGGCTATAGCCCGAGTGCGATATTTACGGGCTCAATGCGCATTGCAGGCCTTGCGGGCGATCAGTCTGTTGACCTGGTGTCAATGAGCGCCAACCGTCTAGGCAGCAGCAGCAGGCCAGCGGCCGGGCAGCTGATGTTGCTATCGGGATCGATCTATGTGGTGCAGAGCAGCCTGCCAATCAACGCAAGCGGCACAGTAGTGCAGGATTCGGATCCAACGCGAGCCGGCTATCGAGTGATGTTCTACCGTCAGTCAGGAGTAGGGCTATCAGCAAATGTAGGACAAGGAGTGATTGCAGATTTCAGGTTGCGCAGTCAGATTTCGGCCGGGTGCCATTCTGCGAATTACGTTGGAGCGGGAACGAATTACTCGGCACTGCCTTGGAACGGAGGAGTGCCAAATCGAGCGAACGAAGCGGTCGAGACCAATTACGGTCGAGTTTTTGGACTCATTGTGAATGACGTCGGGGACGTCAAGGTAGCGGGCGGGGCATTTGCGGTTGACGGTACAACAGGCGCCGTAACAATTAACACAAGCAGCTTCAACATTTCGGGACTAAACGCAATCGGTCCATTTAGCAGGAACGGTGGAATTAGCACCGTTGGAGTGCAGATACAGGAGGCAAGCAATAACACAACATTGCTGGCAAGCACCGGAACGAGCGATGGCAATACAGTGCCGACACAGTTTGCAGTCAGGAGCTATGTTGACAATCGCTTTCTAGCCGATGTGACTGTAACGGCAGGATTGCCTCTGACGATAAGCAATACAAGCAGTCAAGATGGATCCGGCTATTGGACAAGGTCACGCAACTTATCGCTGAGCACGAATGTAGCGAATGGACTGGCTCTACTGGACGGCAGCGGATTGGTGCCATCATCACTGCTGCCAAGTTATGTAGATGATGTGATTGAGGCGGCCAATTTTGCCGCATTGCCTGTTAGCGGCCAGACTGGAAAGATCTACGTTACGCTGGACAACAACAAAACCTACCGATGGAGCGGTTCAGTTTATATTGAGATTTCCCCATCTCCTGGCAGTACCGACTCAGTAGCAGAAGGCAGCGTCAATCTATATTTTACGCAACTTCGTGCACGGCAGTCGATTAGCGTTAGTGGTGCAACTGGGCTGGGCTACGACAGCGGGACCGGGATTTTAACGTTCAACTTACCAAACACAGCAGTTACCGCTGGGACATACAATTATGCGACGGTGACTGTAGATGCGCAGGGTCGAATTACAGGGGCAAGTAGTGGCGCTCCACCTAGTGGCGGCACTGTGACGGCAGTGACTGCAACGGCGCCAATTTCATCAACAGGCGGCACGGCCCCAAATATCACAATCGCGGCGGCAACGACATCAGCCAGCGGGTCAATGTCGGCAGCCGATAAGACAAAACTTGATTCAATCACTGTTGATCGGGCGACATTGACAGTGGCTCCAGCGAGGAACACAAGCGGCGCGACAATAGCTAAAGGAACACCAGTAATCGTAACGGGATCAAGTGGCACGACAACTACGATTGCGCCAGCGGATGCGTCAGTAGAGGCGACGGCGGCCAATACGCTTGGGCTGACACTTACATCAATCGCGAACAATGCAGATGGATTCGTAGTAACAGAAGGAGAGTTGAGCGGAATTGACACATCATCTTTAGTCGAGGGTGCACTTATTTTCCTATCGGAGACAACGGGGGCGATCACATCAACAAGGCCAATACAGCCAGCGCATGGAGTGATACTAGGCTGGTGCATTAAGCAGGGAGCAGGATCAAGCGGAATTGTTTATGTCAAAGTTGACAACGGGCTAGAGCTGGATGAATTGCATGATGTCTTAATCGCTGGACCATCAACAGGGCAGCTCCTAAGATATGGGGCCTCTGGCTTATGGCAGAACGCAACCATTACGGCGTCAGATGTAGGCGCGTTGCCAACAACATTTACCGCTGGGACAATTACTTACGCTGCAACGACCGACCTGGACATGTCGGCACTAGCAGGAGGATATAGGACGATAAGCCTAACAGGTAATCTAACATTGACGACGAGCAATAGGGCATCAGGCAGAACCGTGACATTACGGCTGATTTGTGACGCGACAGCGCGAACACTGACATTTCCTGCAGGGTGGGTTTTTGTGGGTCAAAAGCCTGCAACTATTGCAGCGTCAAAGACTGCAGTTTTGTCGCTGACATTCTTCGGCACTGCTGATACTGACTGCGTTGCTGCCTATGGGGTGCAACAATGACGACACTAAAGCTAAGGGATTTAGGATTTTTGGCAAGTTCCTCGCAAGAGCCGGATCCATTATTTAGTAGTGTTCAATATCTTTTACGAAACGGAGCCGGTAACGGATCTACTAATCCATCAAGCGAGGATAGTAGCAGTTTAAGGAGCCTGACGTTTAGCGGTGGAGCGACAGCAACGACAGCCGTATTCAAGTACGGCTCTTCTTCATTTTCGTTCAATGGAACTGGAGGCATTGAGACACCTCATGCCACGGCACTAAATGTAGGGTCAGGTGATTTCTGTTTGGAGGCATGGGTCAGGCCTGCGGCGCTTCTAGCGGTCTCATCAGATGCAGCTTTGATTAGCAAGTACACAAATCTAGGCTATTCGTATCTCGTTTTCTTTTTTAGGTCGCAGGCATTCCCGTTTGCGCATTTTTTATTTTTTGACTACACTGCAAACAACAGCACGCGACTGTTTTTCCAGGTTAACATTGACGCATACTATACCCCTTCGGTTTTCACTCATTATGCGATCTCAAGGCAGGGGACATCTCTTAGATTCTTTGCCAATGGCAACCTAGTGTCAACGCAGACAATAGGCACAACGACTATTTTCGACGGCACTGCTCCGCTGCGGATTGCCACAGCAGTTGCAGCGGGATCACCAACGGGTGACAGATTGGGATTCAACGGTCATCTTGATGACATAAGAATTACGGTTGGAGCCGCTCGTTACACTGCGGCATTTACGCCACCACAACTACAGCTTCCCAATTTCTGACATGTCACTTATTCTTCGCCTCGCCAAGGATGGTCAAGTCATTTGGCCCTACAGCTTTGAGCGGCTCCGCCAAGATGAGCCATGGCTGTCAATCAGTTTGTCGCCGCATGCCGGTGAAATAGCAAGCTGGCTGGAGTTGACGCCTCCGATCACGATTATTGAGTATCAGCCAACAATGCGGCCAGATCCAACAGACCCGCGAACTGAGCGAATTGAGGAAGCCGAGCCCGTCGAGACTCCTGATGGATGGTTCCAGGCTTGGTCGTACCGCTTGGCAACACCAGACGAAATACAGGCCTACGATCTGGCTCAGATGCCTTTGCCGAGGTGGGGCGAGTTTGCCATGGCCTTGATTTTGATGCCAGAAGTATCGGCATTCCTTTCTGAATTGCCGTTGGCGGTTTCACAGGCTTTGAGCATTGCGCTTTCTGACATCTTAAAGGGGGGCAGTGTTGAAATGTTTTGCCAGTTATTGCGAAAGCATCGAATGCCGCATGATCTTGCGGTCAAGGTTTTTGATCTGGCGGCAACCCATCAGCTGCCTCCTGTTTTTACCAACGCATTGAAATGAGCACCCACCGCGAACTGATCCTGTCGACGTGGGCCGCAGCCCTCGCGGGGATGCCCGAGGTGTCGGGCCGGATCTGGCGCAGCCGGGTGGAGCCGCTGCAGCGCCACGAATCGCCCGGGATCGCCCTGGAGTGGGTCAGCGATCAGCCGGACGTCCGAACCAGCCTGCCGTACCTGGACTGGACCCTGGAGGCCCGCGCGGCGGTCATCGTGCGCGACACGGTGCCGGACGTGATCGCGGACCCGATCGTCGCCGAGATTCACCGGCGCACAATGGCCAGCACAGCGCTGAGGGGTCTGGTGATCGACGTGATGCCAGGCCGACAGATCCTGGAGCTGGTCCAGGCCGACAGCCCTGCCGGTATCGTGACGATGCCGTTCATCATCCAGTACCGCACCAATGAAGGCGACCTCGAAACCTGACCTCGCTACCGTGGAAGATGACACCCGCGGCATCGGCGGGATCTGGGAGATGGATCCGGCCACTGGCCTGAGACGTCGCCCACAACCCGACCCTCAGCAGCAGCCCGATGGCCTACAAGACGAAGCTCAGGACGATCCTCGCCAAGACTGAGGCGTCATCCTACGGGGTCAGCAGCAGCCCCGATGGGACGAATGCCGTACTGGTCAACTCCGACCTAGCCCTGACGCCCCTGGCGGGCGATGTGGTGAGCCGCGACGTGATCCGGCCCTACATGGGGTCGTATGAGGGACTGCTGGCGAATACGCAGGTTCAGCTGACCATGAGCGCGGAGTACGCCGGCAGCGGCACCGCCGGCACTGCCCCGCGCTACAGCCCCCTGCTGCGATCCTGCCGCCTGTCCGAGACCGTCATGGCGGCAGCCCTGACCGGAACGGCACAGGCTGGCGCAGCGGGCACGATCACCCTGGCGGCCGGCGCGAGCGCCGTGAACGACGCCTACACCGGGATGGTGATCACAATCACCAGCGGCACCGGCAACGGCCACGTGGGATTGATCACCCAGTACGTGGGCAGCACAAAGGTCGCCACCGTGGCGGCCTACACCACCACCTTTGTGCCTGGCGTCGGCAGCGCCTACAGCATCGGCGCGAACGTGCGCTATCTGCCGATCAGCACGATTGACGGAATCGCAGACACCAGCTGCACGATTCAGTATCGCCTCGGCGGCCCCAGCGGCACCGAGATCGTGCACACCCTGACCGGCTGCCGGGGAACCGTGACGATGGATCACACCCTGGCCCAGATCCCGCGGATGACGTTCAACATTACGGGGCTCTACAACGCCCCGACAGACGCCAGCCCGGTGACGCCGACCTATGCGAACCAGTCGACGCCGCAGGTGTTCCGCAACGATACGGGCGGCGCATTCCGATTTTTCGGCGTGGCCGGATGCCTGCAGTCCAGCACATTTGATCTGGGCAATGATGTTCAGTACCGCGAGCTGATCGGATGCTCGAAAGAGGTGCTGATCGTTGACGGCGCGATGCGCGGCCAGGTGGTGATGGAGACCACGAGCATGGCGACATTCAACCCATTCGAGCAGGCCCGGACCGACGGCACGCTGGGCCGCCTGGCGTACCTGCACGGGACCACTGCAGGGAACCGCATTGGCATGGTGGTGCCCTACTGTGACCTCGGCCTGCCGGCCTACCAATCGGCGCAGGGTGTGGAGCATTTCACCCTGCCGTACACCGCCGTCCCGAGTGTGGCCGGCAACGACGAACTGATCCTCTGCTACTCCTGATCCATGCCCTACTCGAAAGTCAAGGCGCAGTCCTACCGCTGGCCGGTGAAGGTGAAGACGGCTGATGATGGTGGCGTTCAGGTTGAGGAGACCTTCGACGCTGTGTTCCGGCGGGTGACCCGCCCGGAGCTGCAGAAGCTGTCCGAGGACGACGACGCCATGGTGCGGTCGATCCTCGTGGGCTGGTCGGGGATTCTGGGCGAGGATGGTGAGGAACTGCCGTTCAGCGAGGCCGCCCGCGATGAGCTGATGCTGGACCAGTCGTGGATCCGAGCGGTGATCGAGGCGTTCTACCTGGGCGTGAACGGCAGCCGAGCGGGAAACTAGCCGAGGTCGCCCGTTACTGGGCGGCCGGCGGCAGCGCGAGGGACTACAGCGAGGCGGACCGCGACGCGGCGGCCCTGGGCGTGATCTGGGTTCGAGAGGAGGAGCAGCAGCCGGACTGCTGCGAGGTGTGGGAAGAGAACTGGGAGACGGTCGTGATGTTCATGCGGCTGCAGACGCAGTGGCGGACCACCATGGCCGGATACCAGGGGCTCGACTACGGGGCCGCTCAGTGGCTGATCGGTCTCTACCATGTGGAAGACCCAGTCACGATGCTTGAGGGCCTGCAGGTGATGGAGTCGGCGGCACTGCAGGAGCTGAACCGCGATGGCTGACAATACGACCCGGCTGAAGATCCTGGCCCAGGTCGAGGGGGTGCAGGGGTTCGATTCGCTGAAGCGGAGCCTGCAGGGGCTGGCGCAGCAGGGGCAGCAATCCGGCCGATCGCTGGATCGGCTCTACACCAGCTATCAGCAGCTATCTGGGGCTGGGAAGAACAGCATCAGCAGCCTGAGGCTTCAGGCGACAGCTCTGGCACAGCTGCGAGATCAGGCGGAGCTTGGCAGTCGGAAGTTTCGGATCTTGACCCAGGACCTGGAGCGGGTTGAGAAGCAGCTGCAGCAGACGACCCGCGCGACCCGCGGGGCAGCGCCGGCCGTGGGCGGTGGGATGGGCCTGGCGGGCCTGGCAGGCCAGTTCGCCCCGCAACTGGCCATGGGCGCCGCTGTGGCGGGGGTTGCCACTGCAGGGGTGAGCGCCGAGTCAGCGCAGGTGCGGCTGAAGGCGCTGACGGATCAGTTCGGGGAGTACAACGAGGCGCAGGCAGCAGCGGCGCGGATCGCCGGCACACTGCGGTTGAGCACGGCCGAATCGCAGCAGTCGTTCGCCGATCTCTACGCGAGCCTGCGGCCGACCGGAATCACGGTGAAGGAGCTGGAGGACACCCTGATCGGGTTCTCTGCGGCGGCCCGCAACAGCGGCGCGACAGCGCAGGAGACGAGCAATGCGCTGATCCAGCTGAAGCAGGGCCTGGCCAGCGGAACGCTGCAGGGTGAGGAGCTGCGATCAATCCGTGAGCAGGCGCCACTGGCGGCTCAGGCGATTGCAAAGGAGATGGGAACTACGATCGGGAATCTGAAGAACCTTGCGGCTGAAGGGAAGGTCACGACCGATGTGGTGATCCGCGCGATGGGAAGGCTGAAGGAAGAGCAGCTCGGGAAGTTGAACGCGCAATTTAACACGGCAGAGCAGGCGATGACGGATATGAAGAATGCGGCGGTGGATGCAGGTGCGCAGATCTCGAAGCTGTTTGGCCCGACGGTTATTGCTGGACTGAGGTTGTTGACTGGGGCGATTAAGTCGGTTACGAATGAATTGAAGTTCAGGACTAGGGAAGAGGAGATACAGCAGAAAGCAAGGGTGCAGGCTGCCGCAGATGTGCAGAAGCGATTTCCTGGGATTGAGGGGGCGACCGCAATCACCCCACGGGCTCGGGCGTTCTTCGATGAACGCACTCGCCAGATTGAGGCCAGACTGCGTCAACAGCCGACCGAGGCCCCAGCGCGCCAGGAGAGGCTCAGGGCTGGTCAGGCGGGGGCAGGAGCGGGAGCGGGGAAGGCGAAAGAATACTCTGGCCGCATTATTGAATACCTAACCGGAGATCCATCCTCAAAGTATTACGATCCTCGCGGACACGGAGGCGCTAACTATCATGAGCATTTGGCATTTTCGAGCCGCAAGGAACGAGATTTGGCAATGCGTGCATTGCGAGCAGAGGGGATCCAGATTGGGTCTATCGAAGGTGGCAGGCATGCTCCGGGAAGCTATCACTACTCCGGCCAGGCATTTGATGTTCCAGCATCACAGGTCCCAGTAGGACAGGAGGCTGGATTATCGGCGCGAGTTAGAAGGATTCTTGCCTCAGCTGGATTTACTGGCAAGGGAATGGAAGGCCTAACATCATCAAAAGGCTACGGCGAAGCTGCTGGGGATATTGCGATTAAGGAGCTTGATATTGCGACAAGAAGGCAAGCTGAAGCCAAAAAACTAGCCGAACAACGCGCCAAAGAGCAGAAGGACACAATCGAGCGCAATCAGAAACTAGCCGAACAAGTACAGCAACAGGAGGACTCCTATTTCGCAAGCCTACAGGCAACCAAAGATCAGGCAAGGTTGCTCGGGACGATGACGGAGGGCCAGCGACTGCTGGAGGAGTTCGCCAATAACATTCTCGACATCGAACGAGACACGGCCAAAGCGAAAGCCGATGCTCTGACCGAGGATGCTGCAGCGCTTGCAGTTGCCGATGGTGAGCTGAAGAAGCAGAACGCGCTGAACAAGCTCTATCAGGATCAGGCGGCGTTGAAGTCAGAACTGATGGACTTCTCATCCACCAACGGCATCATGCAATCGAGCATCAGCGCTGAGCTGCAGAAACAGGCCGATGCGATGGAGCGTCAGCGCAACATGGCCGAGGGCATTGCATCAACGATTGGTCAGGGATTCTCGCAGGCGTTTGATCTGGCAATCCAGGGATCAGAGGACTGGAAGCGCAGCCTATCGGAGATTGCCAGCGGCGTCCTTCGAGACATCGCGAAACAACTCATTGAGATTGCTGTGATCAATACGATCACCAAAGCGGTTACCGGGATGATCAGTCCAACGCCAAGGCCAACCCAGAACGTTCCGGGCTATGGCAGCGCCGGGTTCTTGGGCGTTGGCACCTTGCCTCAAGGCTCCAACATGCCGCTGAATTCAGTGTTCAGCAGCCCAGACTTCCCCGCTGGGTTCGTTCCCCAGTTCGCCACCGGCGGCATCATGACCCCCCAGGGTGCAGTACCGCTGCGGCGTTACGCACGGGGCGGGATCGCCACGGCCCCACAGGCGGCGATCTACGGCGAGGGGTCCACGCCCGAGGCATTCGTCCCGCTGCCAGACGGCCGGCGGATCCCAGTGGCCCTGCGGCAGTATCCGGGCATTCCTGGATCCCCCGGCACCGGCGGATCGTTTGAGCAGACCGACGCGGTGGTGCAGCGGCTGGTCGAGACGGCCCGTCAGGAGTCTGCGGTCCGCGCCGCCACGGGCTCCGCCGCTGGACCTGACGGCACCATGCGCATCCAGATCGAGACCACCCGGATCAACTCGGTCGACTACGTGACGGCGGAGCAGGCACAGGCGCTGGCCCAGGCGGCGGCGACCCGCAGCACGGCCCGGCAGCAGCGGGCCCTGCAGGGCAGCCCGGCAGCCCGGCGATC